CTCGTTAATGGCATAATCAAGAGCAGTATCGTCCCACACCAAACCGAGAAGATCACGGATGGATTTCCGAACGATTTCACGAAGTGGAGCAAAGGACGGTACTGCCATGATGATTACCCATTAGCCGGCGGTCATGAATTCCACGATGGGAAGGAACTCGGCGATCACGAGGAGCTTCACCGCGGTAAGAGCCGCCGTTCCGACGGTCAGCTGAATCACGGTGTCGTTCTCCGCATCGTAGCCCTTGATCTTCGCAACGTCAGCGACAACGACGTCGCCGGCGGCAAGGTCGGCTTTGGCGATTGCAGTGTGAATCGCTTCGGCGGTGCTGCCGATCTTCGCCTTGAACTGAAGCGTCGCGGAACCGGAACTGGTAGTGTCGGCAAGAGCGACGATCTTCAGGCCGACGAGCGCATTCCCCTTCGGGATCACGAAAAGGCTGTGCGTATCGGCGTCAAGGATGCCGGGGTTTTCCACTCCGTCGAGGATATGCGCCTCGGAACGGATGTAGTTGTTCATGGAATTCACGCCCTTCACGAGCGTGTCTTTCGTGGTGATGTCTGCGGAAGCCATAGGTTATGTCTCCTTTCCTTGTTACACTCTGATGGAGCTGGGAACCTGAGCGATGTTCAGGTCGCATCCGTCAAAGGTCATCTTCTTGATACCGCGGATTTCGTCTGCCGCGCAGGAGAGAATCCGGTTGTGGTCGAGACGTTCTTCCGTGTAGTCCAGCGTCTGCGCATACGCCATGATAGCGGCATCCGCGCCGAGAAGCAGGTTGCGGGCAATGCGGAGAGTGCCGCCCGAGTTCTTGTGCGTCTTGATGAAATTCGCTTCACGGATGATGATGTGTTCCCAAACGCCGATGGCGCCGGTGGCGATGGGATCGCCTTCGAGCGAGTTCTTGCCGGTCATGGAAGCGATTGCGCGCTTTTCCCAGCGGGGATCGTTGCGCAGATCGATTGCCGCACGCGGATGCAGAACGAGCATGTAGTATTCCTCGCCGTTCTTCGCGCGAATCGGACGCATGGCATACTTGGAATCCGCAGTCTTCGCGAAGTCCTGAAGGACGTCGAGGAGCTGAGTATTCATGATGTCATTGGAGTTCATCGCGGAAAGAAGGGACGTGGCATCGGAATTCGCCGCGGAGACCTCGACCGTTTCGTACTTGCTGTTGTTGTAGTCGGGACGGATGCAACGATGATCGCCGGTCACGGCGTCCTGAGTTTCGGCGGCGGCACCGCTGATGTAAGTTGCGCCGTCGGTGTTGAAGCCGGACAGAGAATCAATGATGTCGATTTCCGTCTGATTGCGGAACCACTCGGACAGCTGACGGCGGAATTCTTCACGGGCATTCCAGATCGTGCGCTTGTCAGTCATTTTGCCTTTCTTGGAAAACGCCTGCGTGATCTGATCGATACGCATGTCCATGTAGTATTCGTCGATGGTGTTCTCGTTGCCGATCACGCTCTTGTTCTGACCACGGATGCCTTCACCGCGGAAATACGGGATGAAGTGGTAGCGTCCGACGTCGCCGGAATCGCGGCCTTTGAAGCAGGTGTCGTCGACGATGATCGGTTTGCCCGAACCTTTTTTGCCCATCATGTTCGTGAAGAACATGTTGAGCATGTACTCGCGGTAAATCTCAAGCGAATGTTTTAACGGGGTAACCGCCTGCCCCGTACCACGGATAAAATAAGCCATAGTAGGCTCCTTTCATTTTATCCGAAAACAGCGTCAACAAAACTCCCGATTCGTTCTGATGGTGCTGATGCCACGTCGGCACTATTCAGCATATCAAGTCCATCTTTTCCCCTCGGTTCGTCGTCAACGTCATTTTCGAAGTCGTTGTTTTGTTTGTTCGACTTCAGTAGTTTTGCCCGGTATGCTTCGGGATCGCGCTGAAATTCTTTGACTTCCAGCATCTTCTTCGCAAAAGCATACGCGGAAGCGGGTGATTTGTCCTTGAGTTTCACCCACTCGGCAATAACGTACTGATCTCCTTTCTGAGAATCCAGCAATGGCGCAAACTGCTCGTACATGACTTTCTCGAAGTCCGGGTGTTGCTTGATCACTGGAGCGGCGGCCTCGTCCCAAACTTTGGCGGCCTCCTCCTTCTTCAGGTCGTCCTGCTCAGCTTGCAGGCGGGCGGAATCCTCGTCGGCCTTTTTCAGGCTATTTTCGAGTTCCTTTTCCCGTTCGGAATCATCCTCGCTGAACCAGTCGTCCTCGTTCTCCTTCTTCGCTTTCAGATCATCCAGCTCCTTTTTCAGGGCCGCGCGTTCGGTTGTTGCTTTGTGCATCGCCGCTTGCGTGTCATGAAGGCGTTTTTGGAGATTCTCAAGTTCCTGTTTCAGCTCTGCGGAATCTTTTTCCGACGATTCGGGCGCATCCGACTGAGATTTTTTGTTTTCCTCACCGGCACCGTCATCGTCGCTGAAATCGCCGTCTTCGCCTTCGTCTCCCATCGAATCCGATTCATCATCGGGGATGGAGAACTCGTCGTCAACATTGTTCCCAGTCTGTTCCTCGTCTTCCGCACTCACGTCATTGTCCGCCGTGTTTTGGGAATGGTCTTCGTTCGTCACGTCGCCGCCAAACACATTGTCGATGAATGACATGTTGTCCGTTTCCGTTTCTTTGTTCATTTACTTTCTCGCCTCCGAATCCAGCTTTACGCCGGGGGATTAGGGTTTGTAGGTTGAACAGCGCCTGCTGGGGCCATAGTCGCCTGGGC